AGTATCGAATCATTGCGAGAAGCAGGACGACGGCTCCTATGATATTTCGCTCGAGCCTGGCACCGTCGAGCGACTGAACCCCGGTGAGAAGCTGACCTTCGTTGCACCGAACCGGCCAAATTCTGCGCTCGACCCGTTCATGCGCTTCATGCTCCGGGAAGTGGCGGCCGGCGCGGGCGTCAGCTACGAATCGCTCTCTCGTGACTATTCGCAGAGCAACTACAGCTCGACCCGACTCGCGTTGCTCGATGATCGCGATGTCTGGAAGACCCTTCAGCAGTGGTTTATACGATCGTTCAGATGTCGATTGCATGAAGAATGGATGCAGGCTGCTGTCTTGTCTCAGGCTATCCCTGAGATCGACATCGCGCAGTTCGTTCTGAACACAGACAAGTATGCGGCCGCCATCTTTCGGCCACGTGGTTGGAGTTGGATCGACCCGACCAAGGAAGTCGCTGCATACAAAGAAGCGGTCAAGGCCGGCTTCACCACCGTCGGCGCGGTCATCGCGCAGACCAGCGGCGGCGATGACCTCGAAGACATCATGCGAACGCGGCACGACGAACTCGAATACATGGAAGAACTCGGCCTGCCGTTTGACACATCGCCTGCGGTATATGTCTCTGCAGAGACCCGCGGTCAGATGATCATGGGGCCAGATGGGACGGTCGTTCCGGCTCAACAGCCGGTCGATGCCGCCGGAAATCCACTTCCACAAACACCTGAACCCGAATCAACGGAGCCTGCCGCAACTGACGCGGATGAGCCAACGGGTGCAGAGGACGACGATCGCGGTCTACGCCGCGTTGCCCGAATTCTTCGCTTCCGAAGAGGTTGATTCAATGTCCAACGAAATCACGCTGGCGTATGACGCCGGCAAGCGCCGTGCTGTGCTCACGTTTCCCAACGGTCGGTCTCTGACCTTGGAGGACGTCAGTGAGGATAAAGCCAAGGATTTCCTGGCTCGTCATGCAGGCGAATTTCAGAAACGCGATCTGACTCTGCACACCGCAACTGGTGAGTTCACGCGAGGTGAACCATGAGCGCGGATACCCGCAAACGAACGCTTTCATTCTCCTCTGAAACCCCTGTCGAGCGTTGGTTCGGCAATGAGATCCTGGATCATTCGCCAAGTTCTGTACGCATGGACTTCATGAGTAGCGGTAATGCTCCGCTGCTCATGCATCATGACATGCGTCAACAAATTGGCGTGGTGTCTTCCGCGCAGCTTGCCGGGAAGCGCGGGGATGCGACGGTGCGCTTCGGACGCACTGGGCAGGCCAATGATGCGCTCCAGAATGTGGATGATGGAATCTATCGAAACACCTCTGTTGGTTATCGAGTTCGTGCGATGAAACTCGAATCCACACAGGATGACGAGGATACATACCGAATCACGGACTGGGAGCCATTCGAGGTTTCCATCGTTGGCGTTCCAGCCGACTCAACAGTCGGTATAGGCCGCGGCGAGTCTGAAAAGCCGCCTGACAAAGCCACTGAGAACACTGAGTCCCCCGAAGCCCGCGCCACGCGGGCTTCTTCGTTTTCGGAGGCTGAAAAGCCTTCCGACGTCCGGGCGATCCCGGATCGCTCGGCGAGTTCCGCCGTATCAAACCCTGGAGTTATTAAAATGGCTGATGAAGTTATTGCGGCGGAACGCAAAGTTACCGCCCAGCAGGCTGAGAACGAGCGCATTGGCGCAATTCGAGCGCTGTGCAAGGCGAACAAGATCGCTACCGCCGTTGAGCGGCAGTGGATCGAGTCGGGAATCCGTCTCGAAGACGAAATCGGTGATAACGGACAGGTCAAGACCAAGGGCGTCGCATCCGAGATCCTGGACGTCATGGAGAAGCGAGGCCGAGAGACACCGTCCACGGCGGCCGCTTTGGGCCTCTCGAACCGCGAAACCGAGCGCTATAGCCTGTTCAAGGCCATTCGCGCATTGCGGTATGGCGGTCAGAGTCCGAAGTTCGTTCAAGAGGCTGCCTACGAACTCGAATGCTCCACGGCGGTCGGCAAGCGCCTCGGTCGCGAACTGACTTCCAGCATCCTGGTTCCCTCCGAAGTGCTGAGCCGGCCTCTGGCGATCCCCGAGGACAAACTGCGCGCCATGGCGACGCAGCCGGGTTCGAAGGGCGGTTACATGGTGAATGTGACCAACATGGGCTTCATCGACATTCTGCGCAATCGCTCGGTGGCGATGTCCATGGGGGCTCGGGTATTGAGCGGCCTGCAGGGTAACGTCATGTTCCCGCGCCAGACCGGCAAAGCAACTGTGACCTGGCAGGCGGGTGAAGGTACGAGCGTGACGGCGACCGATCAGGCGCTGGGCCAGCTCTCCATGACGCCGAAGACTGCGATTGCAATCACGGATGTCTCCGAGCAGTTGCTGGCGCAGGCCACTCCATCTGCGGAAGCCTTCGTCATGGCCGATCTCGCCAGCGATGTGGCGATCGATGGTGTCGACTATGCGGTGATCAACGGCACCGGCGGCGCCCAACCACTCGGCATCAAGAACACGACCGGCATCACGAGCGGTCAGGATGCGGCCTCGGCGACCTATGCCAAGGTGCTCGCCTTCGTTTCGACAGCAGGCGGAGCCAACGCGATTCGTGGCAATCCAGGCTGGGTAACCAACACAGCGGGCGCCGCGAAGCTCATGCAGGTCCAGCGTTTTACCAGCACGGACACCCCGGTCTGGCAGGGCAACATGCTGAACGGTACGTTGGTCGGCTTCAACGCCATGTCCTCTGAGCAGTTGGCTACTGCCAACCTGATCTTCGGATCCTGGGACGAAGTCGTGATTGGCGAGTGGGGCGTTCTGGAACTCTCCACCGACAACGGCGGAACGCGCTTCAACCAAGCGCAGGTCGGCATCCGCGCGATGTGGATGGTTGACGTACTGATCCGCTATCCGCAGGCGTTCGTCGTCAGCACGAATCTTTCGTAATGAAGGTCAAGGCTACGCGGGGCGTTTGCATCGGCGTCGGCCGGCACTTGGCTGCCGGCGACGTCGAAGACCTGGAGCCCGCCCTGGTCACCTTCCTCGTTGGGATTGGCGCTGTCGAGCGCGTACCCGACGAGCCACCCAAACAGGCTGAGCCTCCTCCTCCAAAAGTTGAGGCCCCTTCCACACGTCAAGAACGCGCCGGAGAGAAGTCCGGCGGCAAGGAGAAATAATCATGCTTCTGAATCAAGCTTCTGCAGCAACCACGACGAGCTTGCTCGACACGGTATCGGCCGCTGCCACTTCAAACGCCACCAGCGGAAGCGCCAAATGGCTTGACGTCCGTGCCTATGACGGGGAAATCCTCGTTACACAGGTGCTCGGCGCCGTCACTGGAACCATCGCTGGGAAACTGCAGTCCGCATCCGATGCGAACGGAACGGGTGCTGCTGACATTACCGGCTACACCTTCCCGGTCAACACCGCCAACCAGTCGTCCAAAGTCGTCGTGGATCCGAAGAAGGTCGTCGGCGGCTTCCTGGGATATGTGGGCACCATCGCGACCGGTCCTTCGCTGGTGGCCGTGACTGCCGCCGGTAAGTTGAAGGTTGTCTAACGGAAGATCGGCCATGCTTCTCGAAAATCCATCGAGTTTCATGGCCGACTTCGGTTCGCCTGTGATTTTTGAGTCGCAGACGGCACTGGCGATTTTCGATCGGCCCGATTCGCAGGTTTTGGGCGGTCGCGTGCAATCAACTGGATACTCAATCGAGTACCCAGCCAACAAACTCGTGGGACTGAAGAATGGCAGTACCGTGTTGATCGGGATCACCCAAGGATGGCGCTTCGATTCCACGGGTCGGCGATTGCAATTCTTCGGTCCGTGCCCTGAGCGGGCCGACTCCGGCCAGTTTCAGGTAATCGGCGTTCCGGCTCTGCTGGAGGATGGCATGTTCATGCGCGCGGAACTGGAGCGGCTGTGAGTTCCGTTCGCGAGAGAATCCTGCAGGCCTTGGCGACGAATCTGATCAGCGTCCCGAATGTGACGGTCTATCGTTCGCGGCAGACTGCGGTCGCGCGTTCTGAAGGTCATGCCATTCTACTTGAGCCGGAGAACGAGCAGGTTGAAAAGCGGGCATCCAATCCGGGCGGACTGGTAATTCGCAATTTCCTGGTGGATCTCTCGGTGCTCGCTCGAGGAGATCCGGCTGACGGCATCGCTGATCCGATCATTACAGCCGCCCACGTACTGATCATGGCGGATCCCACGCTCGGAAATCTGTGCTCGCAGATCATCGAGCATTCCACGGAATGGAAGTTCGAACAGGCAGACCTGACCGCAGTTGAAGTGTTAGTTCGCTATCAGATTCGATATGCGACAACGACGAATGACCTGACGACGCCCATTTAGTTCCCACGACCAATCCCACTACGACCCCGCCGCGAGCGGGGTTTTTCGTTTTCAGAGGTTAGAAAATGGCTACCCCGCAATATATCTTCGGGTCTGGCACCGCGTGGTGCACACCGTTGACGGACTATACGGGCGCTGCGATCGTCACACCGACGCCCTTTCTCGTGGCCGGCATGCAGGACATTTCGCTCGACTTGTCCGCCGATTTGAAGATGCTGTATGGATCCAGCTCCTATGCGATCGCCATCGGACGCGGCAAACAGAAGTTTGACGTGAAGGCGAAGAATGCGCAGGTGACAGCGAGGATCTGGAACAATATCTTCTTCGGCATGCCGCTGACAGCAGGAATCAAAACAACTGTCTTGGATGCGACAGGCGCTGCCATTCCCGGAACACCGTTCCAGATAACGCCGACCGTTCCATCCAGCGGAACCTGGGCCTACGATCTCGGGGTTCGCGACGTCAACAACTTGCCTTACGCGCGGGTCGCGTCAGGACCTACCGCAGGGCAATATTCGGTCGCAGCGGGTGTCTACACATTCAACACTGCGGATACAGGCAAGACTGTTTACATCGACTACAGTTATACGGCCACGTCGACGATTGCGCAGAAGATGTCGATTTTGAACCCGACGATGGGACAGGCGCCTACCTTTCAGTTCGATATGACCATTCCGTACAACGGCAACAACTTCAGCCTGACGTTGAATTCGTGCGTGGCGACGAAGATGAGCATCGGCACCAAGCTCGATGATTTCACGTTGCCTGAATTCGACTTCTCCGCTCAGGCGCCAGGCGCCGCCGCAGTGGGAACGCTTTCTTGGAGTCAATAATGACGGCAACGTTGGAAGGTTTCGAGGCGTTTGCGAATCCACGGGACGGGTTCGCGATGACTCTGCGCGGAGAAGTTCCCGACGCCGACGGAAATCCTGTCGGCGAGCATATCGAGATCGACGTCATTGTGCCGCCGCCAAGTTTCTACATGTTGAGACAGATACAGGCGAAACAGGCCGCCCGTACAGAATCTCCTACGCTCGATCAAACGCAGGCCGACATCATCGATATGATCTGGACCTGCTTGAAGCGCAACTATCGCGGCATACCAAAATGGCTCATTGAGCAATCCATGGATACTGGGTTACTCAATCAACTGAACGAGAAGCTGCGCGAGATGTCGGGGTCGACTGAGCCAAAAAAATCGACGGGGACGACCGCTTAGACTGGGACGAAATCTACTGCCATCTCATCGCGTGTACCCACCACGGCTGGCAGCAGATAGACCACGAATGGGACGTCCCCCGATTGGTGGCTTGGAATAAGTACTCGTTACAATTCCCGCCGTTACACGCGCTGGTCGCGAAGTACTTGGAGTACGAACCACCACCCAAGGAAGACGGCAAAAAACTAACGATGGAGCAGCATGCCGCCAAGCTTCTAGGGCAATTGGGATTTAACGCATAGGTTTTCTTCATGGCACAAGATGTATCCGTAGGCATTGGCGCAGACAACAGCCAACTGCTGCGTGTGTTGCAAGAATCGAAGTCTGCCATGACCGAGTTCTTTACGACCGTCACGGAAGAAGGCGAAGGTCTGGGTGGGATTCTGGAGAATATCCAGGGCAAGTTCGCCAATGCGTTCAACTTTGCTGGACTGACGGTTGGCATCGAGCTTATCAAGCAAGTCGGCGAGGCTTTCGAGCGCATGGGGCAGAAGGCTGTCGAACTGCGTTCCATGGCAGATGTTTTGGGTGTTACGACGGACCAGATGCAGGCGATGCAGGAGGCATCGGAGCATGCCGGAGTCAGTCAGGAAACGCTGGTTAGAACGGGCGAACGCTTGGTAACTATCCTCACCGAAGCTCGTGATGGTTCCGGGGCTGCGGTAGAGAAACTATTAAAGCTCGGAGTCACAACGGAGCAGATCAATGATCCCATGTTCAAACTCAATGATCTGCTGGGAGTCTTGCATGAGCGATTGACCGACGCTGCGACCGCTCAAGAAACGATGAATGAACTGTTGGCGGTGCTCGGAAATCGTGCCGGGTTGGCGGCGGAAGCGATCAAGAAATATGACGGATCGGAAGAGTCTGTAAAGGAGGTTCTTGCAGCAGTAAATGGATTGACGGCTGAACAGAACAACCAGCTTGCGACAGCAGGAATCAGTTGGGCTGAATTCTCTACCAAGGTTGAGAACTCGGCGAAGAAGGCGCTGCTGGCGATGGCCAACATGGGCAATTGGATGCGTGACCATAGTCCAACATTGTCTGCCATAGCTAATGCAGTTGGTGCGCCGAAGTCTCCAAACGCCGCCGCGGGTGGAAACCCTCTGGGAATCGCAACTGACGTTGCCGAGCGACAGGCAAAAGAGATAGCCGACTTGGCAGAGTCTTTGGCCCGTCAGCAAATGGATGCCAACCAAAAGGCGCAACTCGCCGAACTCGAAAATATTAAACATTCTGTTGCCGCCTTCCGAGAAGGCAGCACACAAAAGCTAGAAGCCCTACAGCGCGAGCATGCGTTGGCTCAGGAGATTTACGGCAGCGATCAGGTCGATAAGGTCAAGGCGATCTATGAGCAGGTCCTCGCTGAGGAACGTGCGGTATACGATGCTGGATTGCAGGCTGATCAGGAAGGGATGTCGAGGGAGGACCGGCACGTTCAAGGTGTTTTGCGCCATTATGCTGACCAGATAGAGGCGAATCAGCGCTATTTCGACGAAGCCGAGCAGAATCAGAAGAAGCTCGACCAGTTGACTGAGTTCTCCGAAGACTTACAGACTCGACTCATGAAAGAGCGCTCGCAGCTTCTGATGCAGCAAAGAGCGTTGGAACAGCGCGTCGCGAACGAATGGTATCAGCGGTGGTCAGGTGTTTCTGGCGCGATCCAAGCATCATTCAGCGGCGCGATCATGGGAATGCTCCAGGGTACCATGACGTTCAGCAATGCGGTTCGCAGCATCTTTTCATCCGTCGTTGAGAGCCTCATTCAGATGTTTGTGAAGATGGGTATTCAATGGGCTGAAGGGCTCATATACCAACAGGTGGCGCAGAAGGCCACGGCCATCTCAAGCATCACGGCTAACTCAGGTATCGCCGCAACCGCCGCTATGGCCTCGGTCGCCGCGATCCCGTTCTACGGTTGGGCGATGGCGCCCGAAGTAGGCGCCTCCACCTTCGCGGAAGGTCTGGCATATCTTGCGTCCGCTTCGGCTGCAGGTGGATATGACATTCCATCAGGAGTAAACCCAGTCACGCAGTTGCATGCGCGGGAAATGGTGTTGCCGCAAAGCATTGCGGATCCGATTCGCGATATGGCTTCTGGCGGTGCCAGGGGCAGCACAGTCCATATCCATGGTAAGCCGAACAGTGTTTATACGCAGGATCAACTCGTCGCGGCGCTAAAGAGCGCCGGCCATCGTTTCAAGCTGGCATGAGCAGCCTGGTTCTCCCGTCGTATAAGGGGCTGGTCTTCCCCTTCAAGCGCAAGACGACATACAAAACGTTGTCGGACACTTCTGTCGCAAATCAAGTCGCGAACCTCGCCTTACAGCAGTATCCCGTGCATTCCTACGACCTCCAATATGAACTGCTCCGGGATGACATCACTCCCTCCGAATACCGCGCCATTCAAGGGATCTTCAACGCCTGTGGTGGCCGCTTCGATTCGTTCCTGTATCTCGATCCCGTTTTCAACGCAGTCACTGCGGAGCCATTCGGAGTAGGTGATGGAACCACGACTGCATTTCAGGTCATCGCGACTTTCCAGAATACCGGTAGTCCCGGCGGCCCCGACATCATTCAGAATTTCAACGGTGCACCGTCATTTTTTGATAACGGCAGTCCTGCGGGTAGTTCGGTGCTCGGGCCAACCGGCGTTCTGACATTTACCTCGCCGCCAGCAGCGGGCCACATCCTGACGTGGACCGGAAGTTTCTATCAGCGGTGTCATTTCACCACAGACACGCTGGATGCCCAACAGTTCCTGAAGGGCTGGTGGAAGGTTGACTCGCTCCCATTTCAGTCAGTTTTAATCTAATCCATGTCATTCGGTCTGCAAAACAGCGTCATCGCGTTGACGCCGACGGGTCGTATTGACTCCGAATTCATAAATGGAAACGATGGCTCCGGAGTGGTGCCGAGTTGGGTCGCGCCGATGCCTGACTTGTCCTCGCTGCAGGTCGGAACCGCGCTCTCGATTGATCTGGTGGCTTCCGGAGTCTTCATAGACCCCGGTTCGCCCAGTTCAGAGCTCGGGTTCAATTTCGTCTCCGGCGATACCGCACAGAGTGCGGGGTTCAGTTTCTCAGGAACGGTCCTGTCGAATCCCTGCACATTGGTGACCTCGGGCGCGTTTCGCCTGGTCGCTGTGCGCAATGGCGTGAGCGTTCTGAGCTCCACCATATCGTTCTCAATCAGCTCGGCGGTTGGCACAGACACGGTCGCGCCGACAATCCCGACGAACATTATCGCTGTACCTGGATCGGTCGTCGGCACGATTGCGCTCTCGTTCGATCCACCGTGCGACATTGCGCCCGGCGCCACGCCTGCGAGCGGCACAGCCCACGTCGACCTCCTGATCAATGGGGTTGCCTCGAGCCCGGGCCCGTTCATTACGCCTGCGAATGCGCTCAATGCGCCGAGCAACGTCAATATTGGCTCGATCTCGTCGCCCGACATTCCGTCGCTGACTCAGGCCGGCAAGGTCTGGACACTATCGGCCGCAGGGACCGGAATCACATCGACGACGAGCGAGCAAGCGCTATTCGCAGACTTCGGCACCTTTACCGGCGCTCGTAAGACCACTGCCAGGCTCAATCCATACACGTCCACGGCGGGAACCGCATTTATCGGCCTGATGATCCACGGCACGGCGGCGGCCGGTGGGCAGTTCATCGCAGTTGGCTTACGGCCGTCCAATGGAACGGTCGGGCTGTACGTCATATCGAGAACGACGGTCGGTGGGTCGAGTTCCCAAGTCGCGACCCAACTCAAAGATGCGAACGGCCAATCGATTGTTGGGCCAGTCTATGTGGCTATCGAGCGTGCAGCGGATGGCAAGACGCTGAAGGTCTTCTATTCCCTGAGTCAGGGTGGGCTCATCCTGATTACGACACAGACGATCACGATGCCGGCGAGCGTCCATATCGGCATGTTTGCCACCTCACAATCGGGCGGAACCGATGTCCTGGGCACGATTGATGAGTTCGCGGTCACGAACGATACGTCAGTCACGGCGTCGATCTCGGCTACATCGACGGTCAACATTCAGCTGCGCTCCGTTGATGTCGGTAACAACGTATCCGATCCGAGTGTGGTCATTCAAGGTGTGCCGAAGCAGGCAACTGTAACGGGCAGCAAGAAGTTCACAGGCGGGCATTGGGCGAACTTCAATACTGCCATTACCGGGACGGGTTTCAGTTCCACTGCGAAAGCAGAAATGACGGCGATTGCTCCATATCAAAATATCCCAGGATTCCATTCCAAAATGGAATGGGGCGCCTTGGAGCCTATCTCTGGTCCCACGGATATTACTTCCAAATATCCGAAAGGGTACGCGACAGGAGCCGCGCTCATACAATCGGTCGCCGACTATCTGCAGTCGATGACTCCGCCGAGAAAACTGGTCATCTACGCGGGTGCGGGATATGTGACGAGCACCCACCCCGGCAGTACTGACTGGAACATCTTCCCTCAGTGGTTGCAGACGGATTCGAGCTTTGGACCAACTGGCGGTGCTGGTTACAAGGTGGGTACTACGACCACCCGGGTAACCAATCGATATGGCTGGTGGGGAGCGGATGTAGGCCAAGGAGGCGTGACCTGCACATTCTCATTCATGCGGCCCGCAGTCCTCAATCGTTATATCCAAATGTGGCAAGTGTTTGGTGACTACTTCGATGGGAATGCTGCCATTGAAGCCATCGATTTCTCAGAGAACTCCTTCATACGTGGAGCGAATCAGTTAGGAGGATGTCCGGATTTCGACTACACCGGCTGGCTGGCGGCTGAGAGGACGTTTCTATCAGCAATACAACCGCATTGGCCTCAAACAGCATTGCAGTGGCAGAACACTTTCGAGAATAACGGAGCCGATACCCAAACCACAATGGACTGGATGATGGCCAACAATTTCGACTGGGGATCAACTGACACCAAGGGTCTGACGTACTGCAATGCCAATGGTGGAAAGCCGTATACACAGGGTGCGCAGATCATGTGCGGTCTCCTGACGCCTGGAAGTTTGAATTACCGCGATATGGGACGGTTGATGGCCCCCGAAATTGAGGCTCCTGATTTTGGCGCCTATCTGGGGGGCGGTTACACAAAGCAAGATATTCTAGCCTGTGCAAATCAGGTGTTGAAATCTCAAAGGTTATATTGGGTCGTTCTGACTAATCCGGAAAGTTCATACGGAACGAACACCGACGGATCAAACAAAATAAAGCCCGGATCTACATGGAAGGATCTGGGGCCATTCCTGAACGATCCTGCAAATGCACTGACACACGCAAACTCCCGGCCATCCAATTTCGGCTGATCCATGGCACAAACATTTTCGAGCACGCTGCACCTATCTAGTAGTTCGGTGCCAGCCACGGCTGCGCCCGTCACTCTATGTACTTGGACGAATAACTCCGGTGGCCAAGGTCGCCGCATTATCGTTCTCAGCGCCGGAGCGAGTGAAACAACCGGTGTCCTCGGCTTGCTTACGGATACCACCAGCGCAAGCAACAAGGTCAATGCCTATCGCGTTTCGTCTGGAGGCACGGGAAATCAGGCGCTCACCAGCATCGCGATTACGACCGGCTCGTGGCAGCACTGGGGCGTTGTATTTGCGAGCACGACTTCTGCCGCTTCTTATCTGAACGGCGCGAACAAGGGAACGTCTGGCACATCCATCTCGCCGGCCACACTGACTCAGCTCACCATCTCGGGTCGGCCGAGTGATTTTCAGTTTGGCATCGGAGGCCAGGCGGCTCATGCCGCTGCGTGGGCGCGAGCTCTGTCAGATACGGAAATGGCCTACTTGGGTGCAGGAGGCAATCCCCGTGCCGTCAAGAGTTGCGTCAGTTATTGGAAAATGGCCAGCGGCGAGACGCCGGTCATCGACCAGATCGGTACCAATGATCTGACGCCATCGGCAACGATCGGCGCCGGCACGTCGGATCCGAATTTCCAGACCTATATGACCGGCGGCCCGGTCGGGAATCTCTCGTACACCGCGGGCACGGCGATCACCGCCATCAATCTGAATGCCGGGCACGTCTTCGATGATGTCTCATCGGCATTTACGTCGACGCTCAATCAGCTGGGTACTGCGAGCAACCTGACGACGACGACCGGTGCTGTGACGGCCGCGCGAGAGATTCCCATCACCTCCGCTACCGGTATTGCGGCTGGGGATTACATCAAGCTCACGAGCGGCGGTACGCCCACACGAGTCCTCTGGGTCAATGGCACGACGGTCCTGGTGAAGGACGATCAGACCGCATCTTCCGGGGCCGCCGTATATCGATACGGCGTTTCGACTCTCACGGTTCCAGGGCTCTCGATCTCCAGCGGCTCATTCAGCGGCACGCCGACATCCGCTGCCACGAATTCATTGTGCCTCTTTCGCGCGACCTGCACCGGAAATACCGCGCTCGTCGCGGACTCGGATCTTTTCACCATCACGGTTACGGGCGGCGGCGGCGGTGGCGGCTCGGGACTCATGTTGCCGGCCGGCGTCTTCAGCGGCGGCATGGTTGGAGGCTGATCAATGTTGCTGTCACGTGTAAATGGCTGGACGAGCGGAATCTTGCGATTCGCGCTCATGGACAACACATCGACCTCCGGAGGTGGGTTGATCGGGCTCGCGCGGACGGAGGCTACACTTAAGATCGCGGTCACCGCCGATGTGGAGGCCTCCGCGACCGTCTATAGCCAGGCCGGCGGCACGATCGACGACATCACAACGCTTGGGACCTACGCCGCGCCAACGACCGGTCATTGTCGATTCAAGGAATTCGATTCCACGAACCACCCGGGGATGTATGAGATCCAGCTTCTCAACTCCCGATTTGCGGTCTCAAACGCCAGCTACCTGATCGTCACGGTGCAGGCCTCCGGCTTCAAATGTTCGCCGCAGAGTTTCCTGATTGATCTCGGCTCGCAGGTCGATATTCGTCAGGCCGGTGGTTCTGCCATCAATTCGACTGGTGGAATCATGGATGTCGATATCGCCCAGATTGGTGGCGCGGCGATCCGGATGACGAAACTCGCGCTAGAGCTCGATGGGCGCATCACTGGCACGGTGAGTGGGACCTATACCAATACCTCAACGTCCTTTGAATGTACTGACATCACCACTGCAGCTGCCTTCTCGCTCTTCCAGAATCGCGGATTTTTGGTCACCAGCGGCACGCAGACCGGCGAAATTGGCGTCATCTTGGCGGACCAGGTTGGGACCTCAGGACGTCGATTCACGTGCGCGGCCCTTCCAGGCGGCGCGCTGGCAGCCGGCGATACTATCGAGATCCTATAAATGCTCTGGGGCATCTGCCATGGGTCTCTCGGACCACCTCGAGGGATCTTCGGTCGCTCATTACTTGGTTACCAGACATTGCGCGCGCTCGGAAGCCCTTCGGGCGGTTCTGACTCGCTGAAGACTCGCTTTACGCCGAACGCTTCGGACGGCGATATCTACATCACCAGCGTTTGGACCTCCAGCCTCTACCGTTTGAATCTGCGCCAGGACGGCACCTACTGGTATGACGCCAAGGGTGACAAATCTCGCCAGTTCATTCTGGCTGACCTGCGCACATCGACGGGGCTCAATGGCGAGGGCACGCTTGCCGTCAACGACGATCCGCCGCGACCGGATACCCCGGATGGCACGCTGTTTAGCAACGCCACGTTCACGATCGGGCAGCCACTCAATCTACAGCTCAGAGCCAAGGATCTGCAAAATGATACGGTGACGTTCACCGTATTGGGTGGCGGCGCACCGTTTCCAGGTATTTCCACGAGCTCAAGCGGTCTCACGACTGGAACGCCGAACACTTACGGCGCCTTTGGATTCACGGTACGCCTGTCCGATCCATACGGAGCCTTTACCGACTCCGTCGAGCAGGTCACTGTCATCGCGATCCTGCCTGATTTCCGCGGGCAACTGCTTTCGCAGGCACAGGCTGTTCTGGCAACGATGGGCGTGACGTCCTCCAGCACGTCGATCAGTTCGAGCTTGCCGCTCAATACGATCATCACACAGAGCATTCCACCGTTCACAGTAATCAATTCGCCCGGGCTTTCGATCGCCTTCAACATTTCAAATGCGGCGACTTTCACATCTGTTCCGAACCTGTTTCCTCCGAACCTGGCCGGCATCACGTTCGAGTCGCATCGCTCCTACGAGTTCCGGACGGGCTATCAAGGTACGCTGCCACAGAAGGTGACGACGCTGGGGTACATGCAATACCCAACCGTCCATTGGGACCTGAACTACGAGATTCTGAGCCAGACTGGCGCGGTTGACGAGTTGAAGGAAATCGAGGGCCTGTTCAACGCGAAGCAGGCGCAGGCCGGAACATTCCTGTATCTCGATCCCATATTCAACACCGTTACCGCAGAGAGATTCGGAACCGGCAACGGTACAACGAAGCAGTTTCAGTTGATCGCCGCGTTCGGCAATTCCGGTGGATCATCGGCGCCTGAAATTATCCAGAACTTGCAGGCCGCTCCGGCCATCTTCGACAACGGTTCACCCGTGTCGACTTCGGCTTATACGATTGGCCCTACGGGTATCGTGACATTCAACACCGCTCCTACGACGGGCCATGCATTGACTTGGTCAGGAAGCTTCTACTACCTCGCGCAGTTTGAGACGGACGACCTGGAGCCGGAGGAATTCCTTTCGAAGCTCTGGGAGTTGCAGTCAGTGAAAATCAAGTCGGTTATCGTCTAAATGCTGCCCGCAAGTTCCGCCACTCTCGCCATCATGGCTGCCGGCCAGATGAAGCGAATAGACCTCTATGCGATTACTTTAGCAGGCGGGTCGCCGACGTACTACTTCACCTCGCACCAGACTCCTGTGGTCGTAGGAAACCAGCTGTATCAGACAGGGCTGATCATCAATCGCGGAACGCGGACTCAGACTGCCGGCCTCGAAGTCGATCAGATGCAGGTGACCTTTTCACCGAATCCGAACAGCAGCACTGGCACGCCATTGATCGCGGGATTACCGCTCATCAAGGCGGCCCGGGCCAGAGTGTTTGACGGTGCGAGATTACTGTTCTCAAAAATGTTCTTGGCCGACTTCAACGATCTGACGCCTGGCGCGGTTCCGTCTTTCCAGGGTCGGATGAATATTGACAGCATCGGCAGGCTGACGGTGACCTTTCAGGTTAGCTCCGATGGCGAAATGCTCAATACGAGCGCGCCGCCGAACCTCATTGAGAAACGGTGCCGCCATACCCTATTTGATGCGGGTTGTGCATTGGTGCCGGCGAACTTTCAGATTAGCGGATCTGTGGCCAGTGGCAGCACAGTGCTCAACGTCAACACGAATCTGACGCAGCCGGACAAGTACTTTTCCCTGGGCCGTATCACCTTCCTGTCGGGATTGAATGCCACCAATCCCAGCACGACTTACTTCGTGAAGTACTTCGCGCATACGAGTGGGCAGTTCCAGCTCGTCAGGCCGCTGCCGAACGTGCCACAGCCAGGCGATACATTCGTGGCACTGCCGGGATGCTCCAAACTGCGCTCGCAGTGTATCAACACGAATTCTGCTTTGGCGCCTCCGTTCAACAATGGCGGCCGGTTCCGCGGCATTCTCTTTGTGCCGGTTCCAGAGACGCTTTACGACGGTGGGACGAGTCAGAATCAGACACAGTCTATCGGTGGCGATGGCGGTTCTGGAGTGGGCTCCACGTTCTCATCTCGACTGGGTCAGCAGAATGTATTCAAGCCCTGACGAACTGAGAGCCGCCATAGTCCGCGAAGCGTACTCCTGGACTGGCACGCCGTACCAAAACTGTGGGGACGTGAAGGGCCCACAAGGTGCCGTTGACTGCGCGATGCTGTTGATTCGCATCTTCGTGGCAGTCGGCGCAATCGAAGACTTCGATCCACGTCCGTACAGTTCCAACTGGCATCTGCATCAGGACGAAGCACGCTATCTAGCAGGTCTCGAAAAATACTCGCATCGGGTTGATGAAGGGAAGCCAGGCGATATCGCGATGTACCGATTTGGAAAGCACGCAAGCCACGGCGCCATCATTGTGTCGGACGATCACGTGATTCATGCCCACAAAAGAGACGGGCAAGTGATCCTCTGCGAGCGGTCGGCAATGCTCAACCGTCTCGATTCTTACTGGTCGGTGATTTCCTAATGGGCGGTCTTTTCGGCAGCAAGGCGCAGTCTACGACACCGAAGCGCCTGAACGGCATTGCCGTCAATCAGAGTCTGTATGGCAATGTGGTACCGCTGGTATACGGTACTTCCCGCCTGCCGATGCTGTTGATCGACTACGTCGACTTTACCGCCCACCCGCAATCGCAGTCCGCAGGCGGAAAAGGCGGAGGCGGCGGAGCGACATCGAGTTACACGTACTCAGCATCGATCGTAGGACTGCTATGTGAGGGTCCTATCACTGGCATTCCGGCAGTCTACAGCGACAAGACGCAGACCACTCTCGCCGCTTTGAACCTCACGCTGTTCAACGGCGGGGCGAATCAGGCGCCGTGGTCGTACATGACCTCGAAGCATCCAGATCACGCGCTGCCGTATGATCACATGGCGCACGTGGACGGGGCAAACTTCGACCTGGGCGGCCAGGCCGGCCTACCCAATCTTTCGTTCGAGGTCCAAGGACTGGCGCTCTATGCGGGCGGACCGGACGCGGAGCCCTCGCAGATCATCGTTGACTACTGCACGGATCCGAATCACGGCGTTAAGTTCCCCTATCTGGCAAGCCTGACAGGAGCGAATTCCTATCAGGCGTACTGCATCGCCATGGATTTCCTGATCTCGCCTCAGGAAACCACGCAGCGGCAAGCGCAGGATTTCCTGCGGGAGACCCTGCAGCTCACGAACTCGAATGCAGTCTTCACACCAGGGGTCGGGCTTCGTATCGTCCCCTATGGCGATCAGCCGGTCACCGGCAATGGTGTGACCTATACACCGAATCTGACGCCCATCTATCGATTCGGTGACCTCGATTACATCTATGAGTCTGGCCAGCAGCCGGTTGTTGAGACTCCAATCCCATCAAACCAGACCTTCAACGTCTGGACTGTTGAGTACCTTAATCGGGCCAACCAGTACAACATCGATACGGAGACCTTCCGCGACGAGCAGGACATTGCCATCAATGGCGAACGTCCCGCGCCGACGGTCACGTTCCACTCGATCACACGTGCGTCTGTCGCACTGACTGTCGCGACACTGCTCTGTCTTCGAAGTCTCTACGTACGTTCAACTTATACGTTCAAGGTCCGCGCGGACTTCTCCTTGCTCGAGCCGATGGACTATGTCGCGATCGATGATTCGACCAGTGGGATTGTCGACAAGCTCGTTCGAATCATCAAGGTCGAAGACAGCGTCGATTCGGATCTCGGCGAAGTCTTTACCATCACGGCGGAAGAAGTCCTCGTCGGGCCCGCCAGTGCGCCTCTATATGATACGGAGCTCGCGCAGGGCTTCGCGGCGAACTACGGTGCCGACCCTGGCAATGTTGCCGCTCCCTATATCTTCACTGCGCCTCCAGCGCTGGCTGTCACTGGCTACGAGGAATGGATTGCAGTCTGCGGCCAGACGGGTCTGTGGGGATCGGCTGACGTGTTTGCGTCGCTCGACAATGTTACGTACGACCATGTTGGCGTCAAGAGCAATCCAAGCCGATATGGAACGCTAGTCAATGCATTGCCATTAGGAGCGGATCCCGACACCATTAACCAATTGACGATTGCATTCTCTGGGTCGATTCCGATTGAGCTCGATTCCGCCACACGCGCGGCAGCGGATAGCCTGCGCAACCTCTGCATTGTGGATGGCGAGATCATCAGCTACCAGAACGTAATCCCGATGGGGAACAACACGTTTCGGCTCACTTATCTGAGGCGCGGGAATTACGGCAGCACGGTTGCTGCTCACGCGGCTGGCTCATTCTTCGCGGTCCTCGACAGCGCAATATTCCGGATGCCGTTCGACCCTGGATTGTCAGGCCAGCCAGTCTGGTTCAAGTTCGTCAGTTCAAACTATTACGGTCGTGGTACCCAGGATATTTCCAAGGTACCCGCGTTTCAAGCCTTCTTCCAAGGCCAAAACAATGGGCAGTTATTGGCGCCTGGCGCTACTCCACTGATTGCTCGCGGCGACTGCGTCAACGTCGGATCACAGATTTTCAAGAAGCCTACCGCAGTACAGGCATGGGATTCCGATTGCTACTCAGTGGATGCATTCACAGGCGGGTGCACTGCTAGATTCCGACCAACACAGACAAACGCCGCCTTGATGATTGGGCTCAATGCACATCCGCCTACAGACGATCCATATTTCCAGAGCCTCAGTCACGCGTGGAATACGAACTCGGACGGTATTGCCTATATCTACGAGAACGGCATTGCGGTTCAACCTACGCGCGCCTACACGACCAACGACATTTTTGAAGTCCGGTACGATGGCAAATTCGTCACGTATTTCATAACTGGCGTCCAGTGGCATACCACGGCAGACCCCGGGCGAACCTTCTTCTTCGATTCGTCCTTCTACACGCCGGGAGCGGGGGTCGATAACGTCTATTTCGGCACGTTGAATCCCGCTAACCCCTCGCCATTCGTCGCTCGCGGTCAGTGCAACGTGAGTGACGAGAATGCATACAAGCAAGGTGGCGTGAGTGCATGGGATAGCGATATTTATTCCCTTGAAGGATATCCAATATGCCATGTAACTTGGAAGGCGAATCAGACTAATGCCGACGTCGTAATCGGTCTGGGCCTTTTTCCTGGAGCATCGTCCTCGTTCACGAACGTCAATTTCGGATTGCAATGTGCCAGCAATGGAATGCTGTATGCATTGGAGAGCGGCGTCACGACGCCGTTGAGCGTTGCTTACACTACGACATCACGCCTAGCGGTCGTATGTGACGGCGGCGCAATTATCTACTATAAGGACGGCATTTCCATTCGAAGTCTTTCGCTGGCGTCGGTCGGAATCTCAGGAGGGACGCCATTCTTCTTGGACAGCAGTTTTTATACACCAGGAGTTGCAATTAATACTCTGCAGTGGGGACCTACCACTCAACTGCAGCTCGCAGACACGTCGCAGATCGGGCAGAACGCAGCGACTGACGTCTATAGTACAACCCTTGTTGGTCCCTACGGATCAGTAGTTGCATCGCCCACCACATTGCTTGCAACCTCCCTCGCGTTCACAGTCAAAGTTACTGGCACATTCACTGTGCTATGCACATTTCAAGGCGGATGGGTTAATACCGCAAGCTCTGTAACATCCAGTGATGACTTGTGGCTCGAATTAACATCACCTCTGCTCGGGTCAAAATTGTCTAAATGCGGACAGACAACTCAGGTCCAAGTTATCTACACATTGCAGCTAGTCGATACAATGACGGCTGGAGATACGGTCACAGTTAATGTTTGGTATAAACAGCATAGTAGTGCAGGCGGAAGAACTGACTATTTTGAGATCGACAATCTATTGCTGCGAATAGAGGCAGTGAAGAGATGAAGCATTGGTCGTTCTACGATCCACAAAGTGGCCACTTTGCAGGTCGCACGTTTAGCGCCACGGATGAATCTGCTTTAGATATCAATACGCCGGAGGGGCTCGCGGCGATTGAGGGCAAGCATGATCATTTGAGTCGCCGTGTGGATATTGCCACCGGATTGGTAGTGGATCATCAGCCCCCGTCTCCCAGTGCAGATCACGAGTGGGATGATGCCTCGAAGCGTTGGAAGCTGAATCCAGAAGCCGCAGCGAGGGCGGATCGGAAGAATGGCGCAGCGGCCAGAGTCTCGCAT